AATTTGTGCCGGAGAAGCACGTGCGCAGGATGAAGGCCGAAGGCTCGGCGCTCCTGAACGCCTATGAGACAATGAACCGCAACCGCGAACTTGAAGGCCGTGAACCCTTGTATATGTTTATGCTCAGCAATTCCAATGATATTTATAATCCAATATTTACGGAGCTCGGTCTGGTATATGAAATTGAGAAGATGCTCCGAGCCGGGAAGCATGATTTATATATGAAAGAGCGCGCGCTAGCGGTTCACCTTCTGGAGGCTTCCGATGAGTTCATGCAGGCCAAAAGCCAGACCGCCATCATGAAGCTCGCAAAGGGTACGAGCTTCCGAGAGATGGCGCTTGATAATAAATTCGCGTATAACGACTTCAGCCTGATTAAACCTCAGAAGCTCGACGGCTTCCGGCCGGTGTGCTCCATCGGAAAAGCCACAATATATAATAGAAAGAACTCGAACGCTGTTTATGTGTCATACGCTCCGGCGAAGTGCCCGCAGTTCAAGGCGGAGCACGAGCAAGACGTAATGGACTTTTATAATCGATACGGGCGCCATCTGAAGCCTCTGTTTATTTCCGGCCGGATCTCGTTCGAGTCGTATGAGCTGAAGCGGATTATTTTGGATTTGATTTTATAATCACGTATGTTATAATATATATGGCTTTAGTGCATCGGTCAGGCGTCGGAAACGCTCGCACATGGGTTGACCTCCCTTCAATAAGCCAACAAAAAAGAACCCCGGCAGGACGCCGAGGTTCTTTTTATTATGAAAGATTTGTACTGTAAACCATATCGAAAGGCGGAATCCATATGTTATATACATTCATCGCCTGAGTGTTACCAAAGTTTAGATAGAGTCTACGCTCATCGCTTGCGCTATCATATTCATATGTGATTGACGTATTCCAATACCTGTACTGGAATTGACTTCCATCATAATCTCCGATAGTGCAAGGTATACCGACGCAACTATAACTCCCAAGTGCAGGATTAGACCCATTAGCATCAACTACACCAAGAAGTATTCTAGCATTAGCTGACACTTCAATACCATTAGCAATAGTGACTATACAGAGATTTTGATTTTTAATATGTGTTATGCCGTTAGATATATCTTTCGTAAGATATATACTTTTGGATCCAGGGCGATAACTCAAATTACTATCCAGCGTAAATGTAAGACCTCTGTAATTTTCCTCAACATCAAATGATCCGTCTATGACATAATTAACCATATGCTGTGCTATGCTTCTGTGTCCGGCCTCGTTAGGGTGCCAGGTTTCATCCGCACTGTAATAGTTAGTCTCATGCAGCATATATTCAGAATTGCTGATATATGATGCTCCGTTACGCTGCCCATATACCCTATATGATGCTGCAACATCACGCCCGTTAAACCTAAGCTGCGGATTACAGAAATAATTTCCAATATAACCAATATGTAATTTGGCGTTAGGATAATTGGCTTTAACATAATTAGCAAAGGCTCTAATTGTAGTGTCGAGTGCTGATGCTCCGGTTGTGTCGTTAAGGCCTCCGGTAACTATTATATCTGTAATAGCGTTTTTATCCGCTATTGAAGCACTAAGATCCTGTAACAAGGTCAAAAAGCTTGATGCAGTTGTGAATCCATAACCGGGATATTCATTATGGAAAAAATCAACATTTTCAGTTAATCCTAAATATCTGGTGAGAAGTCCTAACCAGCCTTGTGCCCATCTGTTACCAGTTCCGGTTATACCTCCGCCATACTGATAACTGTCTCCAATGAATATGAATTTTCTCTTTTCTAAGCGATCTATCTGCGCCTGTACATCATCAACCCTTGCATTAACTGCTGCTATTGCGCCGTTATAATCTCCGGTTTTAACCCAATAGCTATCATTAGTTATTGCGACTCCGACGGGTACATCTTTTTTTGATGTGTAATAATCGTTGCCATATTTTACGATCGTTAAGGGCTCGTAACTATGTGTACTATCCCAAACGCCGTTATTAACGTCAGAGAACTTGGGCACATATCGAGCGCCTATATACTGTCTAACTGCCATTACATACCTCCTAATATGATAATGTTAAGTGGCCGTAATCTATGCCGGCCGGAAAATCGTCGAGTCCTGATGTGCCGAATATCAAATCGCTCCAATTTTCGGGGATATATGCGACAAAATATCCGTCATCAGTTAGACCAAAAAATACATTTTTAACCATCGCGCCGACAAGATCGAGAGCGTTCTCGCTCATCCATCTATTGAAGGCGTTTACGATCGAAGGCGGAAACGTGCCGGCTTCTACATCTTCGACCAATTTTTTATAATCCTCATAAGCTTCCTCATACTCAGCCCGCCACTCATCCATTGAGTCCATACGAGCCAGAAGATCCTTCATCTTCTTCAGGAGCCAATCAGCGTTATACTGAGTCGGGTCAACGTAAGGATATTCGAAATTGAAAGCCATCAAAAGCCTCCTTTCTTAATAAACTTGCACAAGAAATTCATGCTCGAAGCGTGCGGCTATTTCCTCATAGATATCAAACTTGCGTAGCTCCAGCTCGCTCGTTATCATCTGCTGATTAGTCGTCACGCCTATATTGCCATGGATGTAGCTTGTATACTTCTCATCGCCGGTGTGCCGATCCGTCAATGTAGAATTAAATGTTGTTGTGTCTTTGCGGCCGTATTCCGTCTCATCTTTGCGGCCATATGCCATGGTGTCGACTTTTCCATATGCCATGGTGTCAACTTTTCCATAATCCGTTTTATCATTATATGATCCGGATACATCCTTTGAATCTTTGACGCTTCCGAAAGTTTCGACGGTTTTCTCGGCCGGCTGATATGTGCCGGAGTCAAAAGCTGATACGGTTCTTTCCGTCGTATCGTCTCCGGTTCTCGTGCTGCTTTCATTATAGCCGTTATATGTTCTGGTTGTCGTATCAACTCCCGATAATGTATCAGTATCAGTACCCGATAATGTATCGGTATCATTTCCTGAGAGTTGCGTCGAATCTTTACCGCTTGCCGCTACGTTATCCGAGCCGGTATGCTTCGACTCATCCTGCAAGTTAGGCGTTCTTATCCAATCCTCATGACGGTCATAATTTTCAATCGGATTATATTCAGCCATCAGCGCGGTCATCATTCTATCGAAATTCAAGAAATTTCTGGAGAACCATAGCCGGATATTTTCCTTTAAAACATACGGCACTTGATGATATGTGTACAGCTCTCCACTCCTGCTCATGATCTCCGCCAGAAGAGCATCACGGTCATAGTCCTCCGGAAGAATAACCCCGTCGAAGATTGTAGGATCGTACTGAAGCCAACCATTAAGCGTTATTCTACTCATTGTCTGTGCCCTCCTCTTCTGAATAATCGTATACGTACTCGACATCAAGGCCAAGTCCTGAAAATTCATTGATAATATCCATGCTTTTCTTGATATTATCATATATAACGCTTATGTTTGCGCTTGTCTCGTCGTTGTTCTCGTTGACCTCCTGAGAGTTCAAGCGCTCCTTCTTGTCATAATTAGCGTTACGGATCCCGATCTCGGTCAGGAACGCGTTCAAGATCCCGCGGCGGGCTGTAAGGAGATCCGTCACGATGAAGTTATTTTTGATGTTAGGGAGCAGCGTCTCAATGGACTCGTCACCAAGTGCTTCTTTATTAACTACGACGAAAGGTTTACCCATTGTTGCCTGCCCGTATGCTTCTTTAATGGCTTCGGCGTTTTTCTTGTCCGTTGCCTTAAAGAAGGCCGTCACGTTCGAATTCATCAGATTAACCTCAATGGATCTGTCACACTGAGCGAGATCCGTCGCGTATCTGGTAACGACATCATCGAGCCCAAAATAATCATCCATACATTTTATTATGCCGGAGTTATAGCCAATGACTCCGACTTTATTCTCGACAAATTGGTTATTTACGAGAATAACCGCCGGCTGATAATACAAGTCGAGCTTTTCTATACTGTAAGGCTGACAAACCCAGCCGAACTCATTAGTATAAACGACTGCGATCGATCCGAAGTGAAACAGCCAGAATCTGAAATAATTGAGTTTCCAGCTCTCCGGAATCGTAAATTTCAACGTACTGAAAAGCTTCGTATACAGAAGCCTTTTATAGTATTCTGTGCCGGCGTTAGCCCGTCCTTTGACCTCGGACGGCTGCATATTGAAATAATCGAGCGCCTGCTCCTGCCCGAACATGATAGGCTCATTCAATGTAAATACCTCCATTCAAAAGTGAATCGACCTCATCTTTATCTCCGCTGTATCCGGTAATATTTATAGAAGCGTTTGAGGTCTGAACATATCCCGAAATACCTGATAATGACATCGAGCCATTGTATGGCGTACCCTGAACCGCTGACACGCTGAAAGGCGTGACCGTCGTATCATGAAATACGCTTATACATTTTACAGTATTTCCGAGACCCTGTCCGGCGCTCCCTCCGTTTCCGGTGATCGAGGAATCGAAGGGCTTTATGTTATTAACCAAACCAAGCCCCGCCATAACGGCCGCGGATATTCCGACGCCTGAAGCTACGGCTGCGACTCCTGCGACTATTGACGCGCCGGCGGCGACTACATTTATGTTTGAGGATCCTACGGCATAAGGCGCGGCGATATTGGTCGAATACTGTCCGACGACGGTACCATTATCGGCATTGACTACAAAGGAAGCGACGCCGCTATATGTATCAATGGCTGCATTAACTGTCAGATTTGTTACGCCGATCAGCTCCGAAGCGGGTAGGCCTATCAATCCGATATAAGGAATATAGAGATATAACTCATGGTATGGCGCGTTACGCCTCCAGTCCGTCGCCTGCCATGGGATCGATACTGTCGCGGAATCATATACTATACGGCCAAAGCCCTTATTACCCTTTGCATTACTTTCGAACTTTCCGAGCCAGATTGTCTCCTGACTTCCTCCGATATTACCCTTTGCTATCGGCAACACAAAGCAGTTTTTAGCGAACTTCTGCGCGTCGCTGGCGTATGTGATACCGCTCGACACTTTACTCATGGCGATCATGGCGTCAAACCATATCTCGTAGAGCTGTTTCATCATGTCCTGAACATTTCCGGCGGTGACAGCTGCGACGGCGTTTTTGATGTTTGTCGCCTCGGTGTCGTATGCGTTTTGCATAGTCGTTAAAGTCGTCGCTGTAAAAAGTGCGTCGATATCGGCTTTATCACACGCGAAAATGCTCGTCCGATCTACGCCGACAGCGGTGAGCATATAACTCTCACCGGTTCCGAGGTTATGAAAAGTTTCAGAATTGACCTGAGTTGTGATATCCGTCTTTGTTGAAAGACGTTTATCAACAATTTCAACATTATTATGTGTATAATAGAGGACGTATGCGCTGGCGGCTTGTATAGCTGACTTATACGTCGCCAGCACGTCCTTTGAGCAGTGAAGCTCGCAGAGCCCGTTATGTACACTGACACAATCATCTATGAAATAATATGCTCCGTTAAACTGGAGATAGTTTGCGGCGAAGTAGTCGCCAGCCAGAATAAATGTGGGGTTTTTAAGCGATGTCGGCTCTTTGAGTGCTGCAGTGACTACGGTATCCGGTGTCGTCGCCGGCTGCTTCGTACTTCTTTTCCGCTTGATGAAATTATTCCATAAATTAATTGTTGGCATGCCTTAAACCTCTTTAATAAAAAGCGCTTGCTCCGCGTTTCTTCTTATTACTAAGCCGGGAAGCGCTACGCCTCCGGCTTTACAGTATAGCGGAATCTTGAAACCGATCTGACGGAGATCCCGCGTTTTGTTGGCTGTCAGTTTGAGAAGGTTCCCGACTCCGCAATTATACGCGAAGTCAACAAGCGCGTCGAATTGATTCTGATTGAGCTCATACCCTAAAGCGTTTACAGCCTTCTCATACTTAGCCAGATCTTTCTTCAGGAGCGCGTCGGCTTCCTTTTGAGTGATCTTCATATCTTTAGTGATGTCCGCTGAGTGATGGCCGTATCCGATAGAGTAGCCGTTTACGTCCCAATAAGCAGACAGCCTGCAGCCTTCGAACTGTTTGAGAAGCTGCAGGCCGGCTTCGGACATCTTGAAAGACTTCTTAGCCATGGCCTGCGTCCTCCTTATACTCTGTTTATCTTGCGGACTTCCAGATCGTCAACATCGAGCTTATCGATGAGCTTAGTCATGACGATCTTGAGCTCGTTGAGCGTTTCCATCTGCTTATTCAATAAGTAGAAAAGAAAACAACAAGCGGCAATCGGGAAGCCTACGCTTGATACTAATGAAGCAATCGTTGCTGGATCCATCAGACTCCTCCTGCTCCGAGTACGAATAACACGGCGTTCTCAGTAAAATCATTGTACGTATTGAATCTCCAATGATAGTATATATTCCAATATCCGCCGGCACTATTGAATGGTGTTACGCTGGAGTAGTCAAACTGCGGCATAACTCCGAGTGCTTCCTCATCGTAAAGCAGTCCAAGTACGAAGTCGATGCCGGTTGCAGCTGCAGCGTCTGCACTCTTGCCTGTTGAGACATCAAGTATGTTAGGCTTTCCGCTGATCGCGGTCGGTGTATCCTGAGACTGCCAGAAATTAACGCCCTCAAAGTCTCCGATGTCGAGATACTGAGGATTAAAAAGTCCAGAGTATACTTCAGACTCGGCCTGTATAAAGATGGGGTCATACATGACCATTTTCTGACGCTCTTTGGGTGTATGTCTCAGAATGGGAGCATATCCGGTCAGATTTGCATGATTCTTTGCGCTCATCTCTGTCAGGAATGAACTGTAAGTCTTGACCTGTGCCGCGACATACTTCATGAAGTCGGGAGCGTGATCGTTGAGGAGCTGAGCCCTCGTATAAGTTGTGCTATGATCGCTGTTATAATTTGCGACGAGATCGACCTCGGTGAGACCCATCTCATGTATACCGAGTATATAATTGATGAGTGCGAGCCTCGTCTTGTTCTCGTTGGCAAGCTCAATCTCATTGTTGAACTCTGTCATGATTGCGTCGATGAACCTGACAAACTCAGTCTCAGAAGTGAACGCGAGCGCCAGCTGATCCCTGAACCTCGTAATATGCTTCTGGAGCACTGAAGTACCGTAAAAATTGAGCTGGATAACAGCGGGTTTGTTAATTTTGTAGTGATCGACGCTGTTTCCATCGTCGAGCTGTGTACCGTTGATGTCAGTGTTCCAATCCTCAGAAGCCTCCGCTGCCTTATATAAAGGAACGATTTTACGAACCTGAGCGCCCCAACGTCTCTGAGATACTCTGAGAGAGTCGAGTTTTCCGCGGTAAGGCCTTACAGAGAATATTGTGTCAGCGAGAACCGTCGAGATCGCGTTTAGCGTGTTCTCCGGAGCGGTTCTGAGAAGAGTCTCGCCGACTGAAACAAAAGAAGTTGTGTCAACTACTGCGTGACTAGTCTGGCCGGTTGCCTGAGAGACAATCGAATTCATAAGGGAGTAGACGTCACGGGGTGCCAAACTGTTTGCCATTTCTTAGCCTCCTATTTTCCAATGATAACATCTTTGAAGTGATCGCCGAGCTTCGTCGCCAGATCTGACTCAGGCGGGACGTCAAGCGTTGCCCCCTTCACGTTAAGCTGCTGGAGTAGCTTCGTAAATTGGTCATCAGAGAGCGTGACTCCGCTCGGTTCGGCCGGCTTTACTTCCGGCGCGGGCTTCGGCGCTTCGACTTTCTTGACTGCTTCAGGAGCTGCAGCGGGTTCCTGATCCGGCACGATCTTGACATCCGCGTCAAGCTTCATGATCTCGTCTTTGGTAAATCCTGCATCGATTAACTTGAGTATATCTTTCGCTAACATCTTCATTGACCTCCTATCAATAAATTGTGATTACATATGTTATTATATACACAAAAGAGAACGGCTGTCAATTCCTGACAGCCGCTCTTCTTTGGGGTTGAAATATGCTTGTTATGATAACTCGACAAAGTCGACATCATAGCCAGTTTTCTTGTACTTCTTACTTTCGAAGGTTGTTACAACGACGGCAGTATTGTGTGCCTTGACTGCTGCGACAACGTCCTCATCGTTCATGTAGCTCTTGACCTCCTCCAGATATCTCTGAGGCAATGAGAGCAGCGAATCCTTCAGGATAACGACAGGACTCTCGCCATATCCGGAGTCCGGTACAATAAACATAC